TAAGAATAGGGTCATCAGGATTTCCAGTAGAATATTGATCAAGTGCTTTACCTAGTGCAACACCACCTCTTGGAATTCCTACAGCTTTTTGCCAGACTTGTGGTTCATAATCTTTTATCATTTCCGCAAGAACATGCCACTCTTCTGGTCTTAGTGCATCACATTCAATTTTCCAATTAAGTTTAAGCCCGGCATGGCTTATAAAGTCTCCAGATTCAAATAAACTTGCATCAGTTCTGTGTGGCATATGTAATCCTCCTGTAAAAGCATCTTTTTCTTGGAGGTATTTATTCACCAAACTTTCAAGATATTCTATATATTCAGCAGCCTGATATTCTACACTATCTAACATACCAGATATTTTATACTTATCACCTGCCATATTCATAAGTTCGGCGACCCATTTACTAGGTCGCCGACGTGGTTTTATATCATTATATACTTTATCTACAACATCATGTTCGTTGTATTCTTCTTCAAATCCATGTGTACTATGCATATCATTTATTCTTTATTATTTTTACACCCTGTTTTTTTCCACAAGCAGGACAATGTAATTGACCCCTATCAATCATATATTTTTCTTCCATAGTTGGAAGAGTAAAGTAAAATTTACAACAAGAACAAGTAATGTGCCAAATTATTTCTTTACTTGCTTGAAATGCCATAAGTGTCAATGATATTCTGATTCAAGTAGTTTAAATCCAAGAGCCCAGTTTTCTGCAGCATCTTCTATATATTGCATTGATTTTCCTTTATAGTCTTCAGTAAAAAATAACTTTTCATTATTATCAAAATATTTTATATAGCCGTATTCCTCTTTAAAATCGAAATGGATTTCACAGTAACCCTTTCCGTGATCCGAATAATAAGTTGAAAGTTTTCTTCCCATTCATTTACTCCTTTTGAATAAAGTTTTCTACTGAAGGATAAATCTGAGCAATTGCTTTTGCAATTTCGATTGCCAGATTCATATGCTCTTGTTGAGTTCCGTTTGCTGAACGTAGCTCAATATAATGAATCCATGATCTAATGGTACCATTCGCATATAAACGAGAAACCGTATTGCCTTCTGGTAATATGGCTCTTGCTTGTTCCTTTGCAATACCCCTTTCTCTTGCTTCTTTATAAATTCGTTTAGTATGATCAATCATAAACTGCTGTTGTGCGTGCCACCAAGCTTCAAGTGCAGCATCATCATTCTTTATACTATTTTGACGATTCTTTTCATCTTGAAGTCTAGCTTCACGAATAACAAATGCTTCTCCCATATCATTTGGATCTGCATATCTTTGAGAAAATTCTTGGAAAGAAAATGATCTATGACGAAGAAACTGTCGAGCGATATCTCTTGTAGTTTCAATCTCCATTGTAGCTGAAGCCATTTCAAATGGTGACCAATGCTTATGTTTAATTAAATATGATAAAAGCTTTGGTGTTGTTTTAGTGTTAGCTTGATTCCCAGGATTTGATACTCTAGCACAATATGCAATCAGATCTTGAATATTATCTAAACCCATAATCCCTGGTTCTCCAGAGTGCAAATGTCTCATCGGTTGGCTATATGCCAATAATCTAACTCTCAATGGTCTAACTTTCAATTTAAATATCCCCTATATTGGTGTTCATTAATATCATCTTTAAATTGGATCATAACTTCTAACATTTTATCATAATCATCTTCGTCTAATAAAGATTTATATAGACTTAATCCAGTGGTCGTAAGAATTGCCGCAATCATTAATGGCTCACTATTATTTTCGGATAAACTATTAACAGTTTCTATAATTTTCCTATAGCAAACTTTAAAATCATTATCATCGTAATTGGTCACTGTACTTCTTTCATAACATATGTTTTATTTTTCATATGGTCAACATATGCTTTACCTGAAATCCGCTGTTTAATAAACGGTTTATTTGTTTCCGATTTATTAGGATTTTCAATGGTAACAACAATATCTTTACCTTTTTGCAAAGCTTTCTGTTGATTAATCATTCTCATTGGTGAATCAAGATATTCTCTACGCATTTCCCTGCGAATAGTTTTACTTACATTTGAGTGAACACCCTGAGAAACATTACCTTTAGATTTGCCGCCTTTACCTTTAGCCATAATTTAATTCCTTATAATTTAAAATCTTCAAATTTCTTTACATTTATTCCATTACTTGTTTTATCAAATACTGGAGTGTCATCTATTAAAGTTTGCTCGCCTTCGTGAGCATCAAATAATCTCATCTTTGATCTATCTATACCAATAACAAACCTCTTCTTGTATGTTGGGTCATTATATCTATTCTTTAGCTGTTTGACTGCGAGTTGTCCCATTCCCTCAAGTTCTTCTGTAGAGATAAGGGCGAACATGAGGTCTGCGGTAGCGGGTAATCCAAAAGACTCGGACGTATCTTCAAGCCCAATATCCGAGTTACTAAAACCAGACCGAGTCGTCTGCGTTGCAGTAACGATCGGTAAGTCAAACTCCACCGCAAGGCCCCGTAATTCTTCAGCAATTGCTTTAATGTAATTGTATGAGTTGATTGCACCACCCATTCCTTTCATTCTACTTGAAGAACAGATATTTAGATAATCAATATAAATGATATCAGGTTCAAATGATTTTTTTAATTTTAACTCATTTAATAAAGCACGAAAATGACCAGCATGTGCAGATCCAGTCGGATATTCTTTAATAATAAGTTTACCATTTGTTTTAGACGAAAGACCTCTAACTCGTTCTGCAAACATCTCTTTACTAAGATGCTCTAACTGGTCAATTGGTATATCAAGTAAGTTTGCATCTATCCGTTCTGCTATTCTTTCTTCTGCCATTTCCATAGTAAGATATAAAACATTCCTACCCTGGTTTAGATTAGCAGCAGCACAGTGACACATAAATAGAGATTTGCCAACACCAGTACCAGCAAGACAGACATTAAGACTTTTGTTTGGAATACCTCCTTTTGTAATTTTGTTAAAGTAGTCAAGATCAAAAGGTAATCTTTCCTCGTCACGGTGGTAGAACTCAAATCGTTCTTCAAAGTTTTCAATATAGTCGTGACCGATGTTGGGGTCGAACGAGACGCCGAGCGCTTTCGTGAGAATATCCGGTAAAGCATTTTTTGTTAAACTCTGATGTTTGCCATCAATGATGGAGATTGATTCCATAACAGCATTATATAAAGCACGATCTTGACACCATTTTTCGGTAGTATCATTTAGCCAAGTTTCATCAGACTGCTCTACTTCAAATAAACTAGGTATAATTTCAATAGCGTGTCTATACTGTTCATCATTATAATTATCAGCCTGATCAATTTCAATTTTAAATGCTTCCGCTGTTGGAAGTTTATTATACTTTGCAACAAACATTCCTGCTTGCTTAAATAGCATCTTATAGACGCCTTCAAAGTAATCGGGTTTTACAAAAGGAAGAACCTTTCGCATATATTTTTCATTAGTAAGAATATTTTTAAGAACAAGTTGTTCTATATTTGTGTTCAAATTACACCTCTTTAAAATGAATTTCTTCTTTATTTTCTATGGAAGATTCCAATATACTTGCTAATACGTCACCGGCGAATGTTTGAAGATCCTCATCTTCTGCAGTAAGATCTGCATCGGGTGTTGTAACAACAGTAAAATCAAATGTTAGTTGCACATCATCGTCGTTTTCTACTGATTCTCCACTAACACGAATAGATCCAAAACGAAATACTACTTCATTGTATTCGCCTTCAAGTATGCGAACATTCCACACCTCGTCAGCTAGTTCATCTGGTACTAACTCATAATCTTTATTTTCTATATATTTTGGCATTATTCTTCAACCACAATTTCATCCATTTCAACAAGAGACTGATGGCCAATACTATATTGTTTCTTTAGGAAATCTTTAAAATCCGTTTCAGCAAAGATCGGATCCCAAAATTCTTTTTCTAATGTTGCGTCTTGCCTAACTTTTCCACCAATTTCTCCAGTAGATTGATCAACTCGACTATACCAACCGTTAGAAGGCTTAGTAACATAACCACCAGCAAGAGCACAGTCCAGGAGACCACTATAAGACTTGACCCCACCTTCCCAAGACACAGTAATAGGAATTTTTGACTTTTCTTTAACATATCGTGATTTCTCCACATTAATTACAAAGTGATAGCCCTGAATTTCAGTGCCTTTTTTATCTTGTTGACGACCAATAATCCAAATATTATCTGCACTATAGTATATACCAGTTCCACCAGATACAATAGCTTTAGGAAATAAACCAATCTCTTGATATGTATGATTTACTGCAATAAGTGGAATATTCTTCATAGCAAGATATGGTGTACTCATACGGAATAGACCCTTAAGTGCTTTAGCACGAGACATATCCGCAACTGACTTTTCATTCTTAGCATCTTCTAATTCTTTCTTTGATGCTAAGTTACCAATAGAATCAATAACAACCACAACTTTATCATTACGATCTAATTCTTCTAGTTGTCCAATTAAATCAAATTTTAATTCTTCAACATTAGTAATAGGCGTATGAAGAACACGAGACGTGTCAATACCAAATTGCTTAAAATAAGTTTGTGGTGAACCAAACTCTGAATCATAGAAAAGCATTACAGCATCTTGATGATGTTTCATATAAGCTGCAGCCATAAGTAAAGCAAATGAAGTTTTAAAGTGTTTAGAAGGTCCGGCAAGAACTGTGAGACCTGGGGCTAACCCACCATCTACTGAACCAGATAGTGCAACATTAATCATAGGGACATCTGTTGGAACCATATCTTTTTCATTAAAAAATTTAGACTCAGAAAGAACCGATGTGTGGGATAGTTTTGAGTTCTTTTTGAGTTTGTCCATAATTGACATACAATACTCCTCTGTATAGTATTAATTTATATATTATAACTCATTTTATGAGAAATATAAAGTAAAAATATCATATTTTTCTAAAAAATATAATGTAGAAAAAATTATGCATATAATAATAATTGATTTAGCAACGACTAATCCTGCAAATACAATAGCTTGAAGAAACCACTTCATTAAAAATAATAAAGCAAACAAGCCAATTGTATATGCAAAAAGTTCAAGCATAGCTTACATTTTGTTCTAACTCACGTGAGTCTTTTTCATATTCTTTTCTATATTCATTATTTGCGCGGATAACCTCGTTTAAAACAGTAAACTCTTGGTCAGAGAAAGTGTTAAACGCCGACGTGTCTTTTGGGAAACAAGCGCCACCATAACCACGCTTACCATCAAAACCTGGTGCTCTAGTATGAGATGTACCAATACGTGGATCGGTACCAATAGCATTTACTATATGACCAAAATTTCCACCAAACTTTTCTACTACATCATAAAACTGATTAAACCATAAAACTTTGGTTGCAAGAAAACAGTTAAGACCGTACTTGACAAAGCTGGCTTCTGTAGCAGACATGTGAAAAGCTGGACACGGTTTACATAAACTATATTCTTTATAGATTTCTTCTAATCGTAGAGTGGTTTCTTTATTTCCGCCAAATACGTGCATATCTGGATTTATAAAATCGGAATTAGCATTAACTTCCGTTAGAAATTCTGGATTGTAAACAACTCTTGAACTTGTGCCGGCACCTTTAGTGAGAGATTTGATAATATCAGGTGTTACTGTGGATTTAATTACTATAATACCACTACGTCGTTGTTTAAGTTTTTTTACAGTTTCCACCACAATAGATGAATCAATCTCGCCATTTTTACCCATAGGAGTTGGAACAGCCACAAAAGAAACATCTACATCTAGTGATTTAATACTATCGACACTATTTCCATATTTAGGATCAATAATAACTTTAGTACAATTATAATCATTAAACCCGTGATCAATAGCTTTACCAACAAAACCATGACCAACAATTGCTATTTTTAATTTAGAACCCATCGGGATATACTTCCTTATAATATTTACTGATAAGAGGCTCGCCATTATTTACAAGCCTATTAATTAATTCTTCTACTGATATATTATAATATAATGCAACAGTTTTGTAAAGCATTAGTTTACTCCATAATATAGTTTATACCAAGAAATAAATTTTTCGACACCTTCAGCAATTGAAACTGTAGGTTTATAACCGAGTTTTTGTAGTTTAGTTGTATCAGACCAAGTAGCTTGAGTATCGGCTGGGTGTTTTGGTACAAGTTTACG